AATATATTATCTGATACTTTTTCATAACTCCCCCTTCTCGGCTAACTCGGCATCTAGTTCTGCCATTGAATTTATTGATCTTTGTTGTGCTTTGGTGAATCTGCCGTCTTTGTTGTCCTTTAATGGAAATACGTCTTTCCAGCTACTTTTAATTGACTTTTCAAGCATTTTAATAGCAGTGTTTATATCGTGTTTATGAAGAGTATCTAATATAAGTTCTTTTGCTCTTTGTGTAGGTTTTGCTTTTATGCTTGCTCGCATTTCAAGAAAGGAATCAAACGCTTCGCCAAACTTAGGATTCAAGAAATGGGTGTATTTTTCTGACATCTCATCTTCTTTAACCTTAACCTTGTTCTTGTCCTTATCCTTAACCATAGCCTTACCCCCTTTTAAGGGGCTTATAAGGGTCTTATATACACCCAAGGATTTCAATTCTTTTATAACAGAGAAGTGGACTCTATTGTTTTCTTCTAATTCTCCGTATTGAAACTTTATAAAATTAGGTATGAGCCATTTTTCGTTATTAACTACACTTATCCTGCCTTTAAAAACACTTAAAATATCATTTTCTTTGTATGTTTTCCCGATATTAAAAGACATTGCGTCTATATCAACTTGGTATAATCCAGAATGACTACATTTATCTAACAAATATAACCATAATATCTTATAATCGTGAGGCAACCTTCTAAACCAAGGGTCATCCCATTTTCTAGATTCAGTTAGTCGTTTTGCGATAGCACACCTCCGGCATTTTATACCACTTCTCTCTATTTTCTTTTGCATAAAGTGGTTGTAAGTTTTTATAATTGAAACATCTTTTCTGTCCGTTCTAATAATGCAAGTTTTTAGCCTAAAAATATTGAATTTCACGTTTGGTTTTGTAAAATAATCTCCCACCCAACCTATATGTAGAAATTAGCTCTTTGGTTCTTTTATCTGGCTCATCTTTGTTGCTTATATCCCATCCATCAGCACGAAGATCAGATATTCTCGCAGTAACTCCGGCAATTCTTCTATGGTTGGATGTGCGTAAGTCCATAAGCTCTGAAATAGACACTCTTGTTTTGCTTTTTAATTTCTTTAGGATAATTGCTTTTTGTGATAATGTTTTTGTTCTCATCGTCCCCTCCTCATAAAATAAAAGTGCAAGCAAGGCTGGAAAGCCCAAAAACACAGTCCTTTGACGGACGGAGATAGGCGACCTTGCTTACACATTTTAATTTATTTGGATTAAAGTTTTGTGTTTTTGTATTTTCCATAACCAAACTATATCACATCTTTCTACATAATGCAAGAAATCATTTATCTTTTTAATACTCCTTTTGCATTTTTATGAAAAATAATTTGCCAAGACGATTACAATATGATATACTTATAAGCATATGGAAAAGAAAATTTCTAAAAAAATTACCGACAAACCTAAAAACCCCTCTAAACATCCTGGTGGTAGACCACTTTTATTCAAAACAGTTAAAAAATTACAAAAAAAAATAGATAGTTACTTCCTAAGTTGTTGGGATTACAAGCGAGATATGTTTGGTAACCGCGTTATTGACCGAGAAGGTAAGAAAGAAACTAAAGACATAAAGAGCTTTGGTTACGTAATGGAACAGGTTAAACCCTTCACTGTTAGTGGTTTAGCTGTCTTTCTTAATACAAGTAGAGAAACTTTGATGAATTATCAAAAAAAGAATGAGTTTTTTGACACAATAAAAGAAGCTAAGGATAGAATAGAAGCATATGCTGAAGAATCTTTGTATATTGTCAAAGGAGGCGGACCTATTTTTGTTATGAAAAACAATTATGGTTGGAGAGACACACAACATATAGATCAAGACGTTCACGAATATCTTCACGAAGACTTATCTGGGAAAGATGTTAACGAATTAAAGGCTGAACTTAAGCGACTTGAAAAAGTCGGAAAGGGTTAAAATGACCAAAAAGACAGAAGAAGTAAAAGAACTAACCAAAGAAGAACTATTCAAACAAGATCCAGACAATTTTGTACACTTAAAAGACATGTTAGTCGCAGTATCTAAGCCAGGCGAAGACGGTCACAGAATACTAATTAACACCGAGAGTGCCTCAGAGATGGGTGGAGTGCTATTTATGTTAGAGCGACACTGCAATCATTTTCTTGATAAATTAGCTTTAAAAAAATTGCAAGACAAGAAGATAATTAAAGAAGTTGCGAATATAATAGGCGGTAAGAAGTGAATCCACTAAGTGATAAAGACATGAAAAAACATAGAGAACGTGTAGCACACCTTACAAAGGGGCAAGAACCATTTAGAACAGCCTACCAGAGAGAACTAGACAAGACTGTATATAAAGCACTTAGAGAGACGATGAAGAAGGAAAAGAAGATGCGGAAGCAGGGTGATCAATGAAGATAGAAGCTACCATAGAAGAGATTAGAAAGAAATTAAATGCTGATGTTTTAGTGATTACATCTAGGGAGAACTCGGACAGTACAAGAGACAACAAGTTTACAGAAGTAAAGATATCCTGTTGTAATCCGATATATCATGGTAGCTCGGTTAGAATAAAAATAGATGGAACACTACACATTGAAGATGAAGAGGCAAATGGAAGAGATTAGATGTAAAAACTGTCATCATCTACTATGCAAAGGGTGCATATATATAGGCAAAGTAGAGATAAAATGTCCAAAGTGCAGCACAATGAACTTAATAGATTTTGAAGAAATAACAAATATATACGAGAAATAAATAGGATGAGCGTCTGAGAACGCCTTAAAACGAGTCATAGAGCTTCTAGAAAGCCAATATCGCCGGGAATCCCGGTAGTATTGGTTTTTTTTATTTAAGGAGATAGATGAGAAAGTGTAAAGTAGAAGTATTTAGCAGGGTGACAGGTTTCTTTAGACCAGTGCAAGTATGGAACAAGGGTAAGAAAGCTGAGTTTAATGATCGTAAGACGTATGGAGTAGAGGAGAAACATGGCGAAGAGCAAAAATCCTAGAAATAAGGACGAGAAGCAAGCTGCAGAAGTTGTTGGAGAGAGAATAGAGCCTTCAATAGAAACTGATGTATTCAGTGTTGACGAGCAGAAGAAGATTGTTAATATAGTAATGAGTGATATTGAGTCTGGATTAAAGAGTCAACAGCGATGGGTAACTGTAAAGAAGTACGAATTACTTCATATACACGCTGAGAAGCCATCGATTATTGAGAATTTAAAGAAAGAAAAGTGGCAGAGTGATAGAAATTTAGGTGCATTGCCAGGTATCTTAGATATATTCCAGTCTAAATTGCTTGCCACTTGCTATAATCCTAACTCTATACACTATGTTGCGACAGAAAAGAATGATGTAGACCAGAAAGATAACCTTGCTAAGTTCACTAAATGGGGACTAGGTAAGAATGAAGCTAACTTCTTTCCAGAAGTAGATAACTTTATAGCTAATAGAGTCGGACATGGATTCTCTTGTTTCAAAGTCACATGGGAAGTTAAATACGAATGGATAGATAAGAGGGTACCTAAGTACAGTAAGCTTACAAAGAAGAAGACTCAGATAGTTGGGTACGACATTAAGACGGAAGAGCGTCGATTTGAACGCGGTGTTATTAAGAATATTGACAATATAGATGACATTATCTTACCATCTTACGGTAAAGACGTACAGGATCTTGAGTTTTTCATTGAAAGAATACACCTATCCTACCAAGAATTAGAACGAATGAGCAACAGAAATGTTATAAAGAACTTTGATAAGGACACATTTAAGTCAGTATATCAGGGTGCTGGAGATTCAGAGTCAACATTAAGAGGCAAGAAGCTCGCTCTAATGGACTTTACTGAAGAAGGTTCCGATAATATGACTAATATGCCAATCGATTGTTATGAATGGTACGGAATGTATACAAAGAATGGCAAGACGGAGAAGTATAGGTTCTTAATTGAGCCGTTGACAGAGAAGTTACTAGCAGGCAAGCCAGTAAGAAAGATCAATAGAGATGGCAAGATACCGTATGCCGGTGGTCCATTAAGAAGAGTACCTGGTCTTTTAAGGGGCGGATCTCTTACAACTCTCATATCAAATCTAATTAATGCGCTTAATAATAACTATAATCAAACAGTAGACTATCAATACGCAGAGAATGTTCCGTTTGGGTTTGCTAATCTAAGCGAGTTTGGCAAGGGAGATAACCGAGTAACGCCCGGAGATATACTTAATGTAGATGAAACTCCAGTTAAAGACCATGTATACTATCCTAATTTCTCTAGAAGTCTTGCATGGAGCTATCAAGATAAAGATTTCTTAATGCAGATGATAGAGAGATTGACTGGTGCAGCAAGCTATTTCTTAACTACAGATGCCAAGCAAGCAACGGCTACAAGAGATTCTATAGTAAACGAGAAGAGTGAGACGAAGTTTGGATTATGGGTTAAAAGGATACAATATGATATATGTGAAGCTATTAACATGTGGATAGCTCTATATCAAGAGTATGCGCCAAGAAATCTTAGCGAGAGAGTATTAGGTGAAGATGGAGAGCAACTGTTTAAGAACCTATCTATAGACGATTTAAAGGGTAAGTATGATTCAGCAATGATACCTGACATAACAAGTGGATCCAAGATATATGAGAAGCAAGTCAAGATGTGGGGATTACAGATGTCAATGGCAAGTCCGTGGTTCAATCCACAGATTAATCCTCAGGGTAGTTGGAAGTTAATGGAAGAAGCTATGAAAGCCAACGGATATGAAAATGCAGAAGACTATTTACCACCAATGCCTAAAGATCAAGCCGGCTCAAGTGATGAAGTTAAGCAAGAGTTCTTCAGAATGATGCAGGGAGAGACAATAGATCCGGACGCTGAAGAAGGATTAACGCCATTAGTAGTAGAGCATTTCAAGGGACACATGCAACAGAAGGAAGAGAGATATAACGAGTTGTCAGAAGAGTATAGACCTATATTTGACAATCACTTATTCGCTACACAAGTTAATTACATGAAATTCATTAAGCAGCAACAGAACGAACAGCAAGCAAATGCAATAGCAATGGATGCTATGGGTAAGATGCAAGAAGCTGCAAAGAGCTCTCAGGGCGCGGGAAATGGTCAACCAGGGGCGGGTACAAGTGCAATAACGCCAGAACCTCCCCTAGCGCCAACACCTCAACCTGAAGGAGATATTGTTTTATGATGAAGTGTAAGAACTGTATAAATTTAAAAAAGAAGTTATTTGGAGTAACTTGCGGATGTAGCTTGTATTGGTGTAAAGCGAATAGTTTTTTCTATCCAGGTCTGGGTAGTAGAAGATAATGGAGAAATATGATTAAAGCTATCAAATATTGGTATAACTGGATGGGTATAAGTGGTATATTATTTTGTCTATTCGGTAAACAAAAGGATAAACATGGCTGATTTATCATTAGTATCTCTCAAAGACTTATCTGAAGAAATAGAAAAAAGGACTGTTTCTATGGTTTTAGCATACCAGTTAAATGAGCAAAAAGAGAAAGACAATGGATTTATTACATATTATGGCAAAGGTGAATGGGCGGATGCTGTGTTTCTTTCTTCAGTATTACATAATGACTGTCTCAACAGTTGGAATAAAGAACTTGTAACTTTACAGAGAATAAATGAAGAACGAGAGGATGAGGACGAAACATGAGCTATAATATGGAAGACAAGTATGACATGAAGAAGATATTAGCAAGTCCTGAATGGAACGTATATATGAAGTTTTTAACAGAAAGATCAATACAGTTAAAGGAGAAAGTGCTCGTTTATGTAAGAGGTGCAAACCTACTAGAAGCGCAAAAGGCTCTAGCTGTAGTTGATGATATACAGAAACAAGTCGATCTATTCAAACAAACAAGAATAGATCTGGAAAACAAACCCTTAAAGGAGGAGTAAGATGGCTACAATACCACAGAAGAAAAAGAAAACACCACCACCAGTAGAGAGAAAACCGGATAATCCGAGAAGACTGTATATGTCAAAAGCTGATGCAGTTGAGGAGAATAAAAAGTTACGAAAAGCTAGGAAAGCGAGGGAAGCTGCTTATAATAAATCGATGGCAGAATCAAATCTAGATATTGATCCTAAGATTGCAAAGGCAGAAGCTCATGTATTGAGGGACAAACAGCTTGTAAAAGTATCAAATCAAGCAATTGCGTCTATCGAAGAAGAGCTTAAAGAAGCTGAAGGCAGTGAGAAAACAAAGCTAAGAAGAGATATCAAGAAAGCAAAAGCTAATCTTGAGATTGCTGTAGAGACGCTTGAGAAGACCGAGAATGTGTTAGAAGAGTTAAAAGCGTAACAATTTGTTACTGAAAGTTACTTGCCGACTGAAAGGCATGGAAGGAGAAAACAATGGGATTATTTAGTAAAACTCGCAGGTCACATGAGGATATTGCGAAGGAGATAACAGATAATATGCCAGAAGAGATCAAGAAAATCTCTAATGTTGATGTTATTGAAGAGGAGAAAGAAATTGAAGAAAAGAAAGAAGAAAAAGAACCAGAAGTGGATAAAACTGATGAAAAGCCTGTCGAGAAGGGTTCGGAATCGTCACCCGAAGAGATAACTCAGGAGTTAGAGAAAGAAAAAGAACGCCTTGAAAAAGAGGTAGAAGATAAGAAAGTAGCTGATGAAGCTATTGAGAAAGAAGAAGAAGAGAAAGAGCGAAAGCGTAATCCTAAGACAGAGAAAAGGATTGGCGATCTGGTAAGAAAGCTAAAAGAAGCCGAAGAGAAGAGTGGTCTTCGAGAGAAAGAGACACTATTGCGATTGGACACATTAGAAAAAGAGAACGAAGAACTAAAGTCAAAGTCTGGATTAGCTCCAGAGAATAGTATACTGGCTGAGGTTAAGAGCAAAGAAAAGCAACGACTTGATCGGTACCGTGAAGAAGACAAAAGTCTTCCTAGAGAGCAAAGGCGAGAAATGGCTAGAGATGAGTATGAAGCATGGCTAATTGAAGACGCAGTTGCAGCTACTGATTGGAGAGTTGACCAGAAGTTAAGAGCGAAAGAAGAGAGACAATCAGATATGAATTCTTCTAGAGCTAAGATCGAAGTTGATTCTGTACTTAAAAAGCAGAAGATATCTCGTCTTAGATTAGAAGCTAGACATCCTGAACTTGCACTTGATAGCGTTAAAGAAGAGTTAAGAGCGCAAGGAATGGACGAAAAGCAGATACACGCTAAGTTATACCAGGAAAATCCTAAGTATAAAGCGATGTTTGATATTCTATCTAGTGACAAAGCGCTTGCTTCTAAAATTGCACTTGATCCTAGAGGACCAGAGATACTTGAAAAAGAAATGATGAAACGTTTAGAGACATCTGTTCCTGACAAAAATGTTGAAGTAGATAATCTGAAAGAGAAAATAGCTGAACTGCAGGAGATATTGAATGTTGAAAAAGAACGGGTGGAAAGTATAGACGAGGGAATTGTTTCAAAAAAAGGAGCTGGTAGTATGAAGGACGACAAAGATGATCAAGATATGACTGAAGTTGAGGAAGAGTTAAAGAAAATTCGTAAACTTGGCAATGATATATCGTTAGATGATTATAAAAAGGCTAAAGAATACGGAACAAATGTTAGAAGAACAGGATAAATATGGGAGACAGAAAGCAAGAGCGAAAGTATAGATATTATATCTGTGGACGTTGCAAGACGCGCATAGAGTATAAAATCAACGAAGAGCCTCCTATACCATGTCCTGATTGTGGTTATGCCCATTTTACAAGAGATTATAGGCAGATACCACAAGACTTAAAGATAGACATAAATTAAAGGAGGAACAAATGGGATTAACAGACGAAAAAAAAGGAAGATATGTTGATGGTTTTCAACCGTTGACTACTGTATGTAAGACAGACCCAGTAAGTCTACCTGTAACAAGTGGCGTAGCCATTTCAAGAGGTGACTGCTTGGTTTTGACTAGTGGATATTTAGCACTAGCAACTACTCTAACTGATGTTGGGGTAGATATATATATTGCTATAGGAGAAAACACAGCTGCAGAAGCATCATCTGATGGTGCTAAAAGTTGTCTATGTATACCTATCGTAAATACTAATATACGCTTTCAAGTACCAGTAACGACTGACGCTATTCTTGACGCGGCAGATGTTGGTGTAGCTTACAATTTAGATGGTTCAGAAGATGGAATCTCTAATGCAGGCGCAAAAACTGATGATACTGCATTTATGGTAGAACGAATTGATATTAGCGCAGCTGCGGTAGCTGTTGAACCTTTTGGCTATGCTATTGGTAGATTTGTTCAATATCCAACATCATAAACAACAATAAAGAAAGAGAGGGAATAGATTATGGCAACTTTAAAAGCGAATTTGGCTCAATTATACACGCCAATATATGATAGTTTTATGCTTGCGTCGTACGCACCACTAGAACAAGTACACCCTAAGATATACGACGTAATAACAGATCCTACATCAGAGTGGAAACATGACGATGTGTCAGGTACTGGACGATGGACAACTGCAAGTGAAGGTTCTGGTGGAGGTTATCAGGACCCTGTATTGGGATATCCTACAACCATTACGCCTGAAAAAAGATGGTCAAAACTGGCTATTTCTTTTGAATCTATCGATCAGGATGAATATGCTCTAGCTAAAAAGATCGGTGAATCTAAAGAAATGGGTAAAGGTGCGAAAGATGATATTGAAACAAACACAGCTAACTTCTTGACGAACGGTTTCACGACTGCTTCAAGTCCTGATGGTGAGTTCTTGTTTGATACAGATCATCCTAAGAATAGAGAAGAAACAGGTACGACTTATGATAACTTGCTAGCTGGCGCTTTTTCTCATGATGCTTTGGAAGCTGCAGAGACTCAAATCGCTGCAAACTACTTTGATGAAAGAGGGATTCCAATTCCTCCATCAATAAGTCCAATACTTTTATATCCACCTGCACTTAGAGGTCCTGTGGCTAGAGTATTAGATCAAAGAGCTAATGAAAGACCAACGACAACTCAGAGAGATATAAATAGATTTGCTGGAAAATATACTCCAGTAGAATGGCAGTATTTATCAGCAGCTTGTGGTGGAAGTAACACTGCATGGTTTATTCTATATCCTCAGCTTGGGTTCTTAAAAGTTGTTATGAATTCACAGCCTCATTTTACCTCGTGGGTAGATGAAGACTTAGAATACATCAACTTTAAAGGTAGATTCTTGTATGACTACGGTTGTATCAATTGGAGATGTGGATTTGGGTCAACTGGTGTTTAATAACGGCTTAACAAAAAGGAGGTCAAAATGACCAAATATATAAAAATATCGTTAGCCGTTATGTTGTTAGTATTTACTTTTTCAGTGGCATCTTATGCTTCTGTTGATGGAGATTTATACGGCGACGACTACACTAGGGAAACTAACGCTGGACACTGGATATTTACATCTTTTGAAACAGGGAAATCTCTGGAAAGTGTAACTATTATAACTGCAACTCCAGCACCTCTGACTACAGTAACAAGTGGAAATACCTACTTAATAGCTCCGGCAGCTACAACTATTGTGACTGTTACGCTACCTGCAGCAGCTTCGCAGTTAGAGTATAAGTTCGTAGTTGGCAATACTAGTGGTGCAGATGCAGCATCGACAATGGTGCTAAGTCCATCTGGAACTGACAAGATTATATACGGTGTAGCTACAGCTGGATCTTCGCTTAGGTCTACACAGGCGACTGGTGCAACCATACAAGTACATGGTGTATCTGGAGCATGGTATGTATCTGATGTTGTTGGAACGTGGACGGTAGAATAAAATGAATAAAGTCCTGCTAGGTTTAGGATTGATTGTAACGCCTTTTTTCGCAGTACCTGGGCTTGATGTCAGAGATGTCAAGCTCACGGCTGCGAGTGTGTGTGCAATACTTCTAAGCCTAGCATGTCTTTACTCTGGAAATATTAAAAGAATAAACAATAACTGGTTCTATATACTATTAGCATATACATTAACATGTTTTATAGTAGCACCAAATCCTAAGCTAATGATACTGGGATTAAATGTAGGGAATTTCTGGGTATGGCAACCTATGTTTAACTTTCTCATCTTTGGATTAATGATAATAGGCATATCTAGTATAGAGTTTGACAAGAAACAACTATATATAGTGTTTCAGATAATGATATATTGTGGTTTTGTAATGGCATGTTATGTAATCTTACAATCTTTCAATATAGACCAGTTATTTGATAATGTAGGATTAGACAAATTAGGTAAAATGGCGGGGACGATTGGTAATCCAACGCATGTCAGTCCATTTATAGCGATGCTAATTCCTTTAGCGTGGAGCTCAAGAAGATATTTTTTTGCAGTGGTAATGGCAATATCGGTATGCCTAACTACAAGCCAAGTAGCGATTGGAGCTATGATAATTGGTTTAGTGGTGTACTTCGCAACTGTTAACAGGAAATGGTTTAGTGTTATTGCCTGCTCACTGCTTCTTTGCGGGGCTTTGTTTGGTTTAGCCATACATAATGGTCAGATAGAAAAAGAAACGCTTAGAAGTAATATTTCAGACCATCAAAGATTTGAGACTTGGATACAAATTGCTAAGGATTTAAACGCAAAGCCATTTATAGATCAAAATGCAAGATATCCATTTACTGGATGGGGTATGGGGAACTTCAAATACACATTTCATTTAGCACACATAAAAGACAAAACATTGATGAGATTTCAACAGGCACACAATGACCCTGCGGAAATTCTGTATAATACGGGTATCATTGGCTTCTGTTTATTTATAACGGCACTATTTGTATTTTTTAAGCAAAAAGCTATTAAGTTTTGGCGAGTTGGGTTAAAGAGTAAGGAACGTGCTTTATTGGCAGGATTTATAATAATTTGTATCGCAGCGTGTGGTACATTTGTATGGCAAGTAGGGACTACGGCTTATTTTTCATGCGTTTTTTTTGGTTTGCTTTCAAACAATTCTGTTTGCGGTATTGGTCAGATATTAGAGATGAAGGATAGTGGTGTTTCATATGGTCAGATTTAGAATAAAACAAAATAAGGTTTTCTATACGATTATCAGATCTGTCTCCATATTTAATAAGTGTCAACAAATAACAAAGGAGTAAAGAATTATGCGTAAGATAATCATATTATGTCTTATAGGAGTATTTTGTATAAGTGGACTAGCGTTTGCTGGACAAGGAAGAATTGAAAAGACAGTTTTTGATGAAGACAGTCTTGCTTCATTCACTACTGCTACTAGCACCATTTACGATGTAAAGGGTAGCTCAGAGTTTGGTGTATGGTTAAAAGTTGAAGCAAATGGTGGAACTCCAGACATTAATATCAGTTATCAGATGTCTCCGGATAAAACTATTGCGAATTTTACAACGCCAACAACTGTTACAGCTTTGTTTAGCGATTTAGATGTAGAGGGTAATAGTGTTATGTCTTTTAATCCTCCTCCAATGAGGTATTTGAGATTTGTTGCAAGTGGTAAACCAGAAAGTTCTACAGCAACAACAGTATCAATGAAACTATTCACAAGGGAGTAAAACATGGCTAATGGCAATGGTAATGCATGGATAATTAAGACTTTAGTTGGATTTATGTTCACTATACTATTTTTTAGCGTAACTACACTAGCGTCTAATATGATTACAAATAATAAAGACTCTAGGTTGCGTGGAACTGAAAGAGACAATAAAATCTCTGTAGTTGAAGCTGATATAAGAGAAATTAACACTCATATAGCTTATATAAAAGATAGTATGTCAGAACAGAAAGTAATGCAACAAAGAGTATTAGATAAACTTGACACATTAGGATAGGAGCAAAATGAAAAAACTAATTATATTAATTGTTTTACTATTAGTGTCAGCAAGTGCATATTCTGCACCGCTTGGTAAAATTGATATGGTGTTTGATGGAGAAACAGTTGAGACCCAAAGCACTATATATAGCGAAATGTATCCAGTTAAGTCTGGTGGATTTTTCGGTGTATGGTATCAAGGCGGTGCTGAACTAGGCAATCCAGATTTAAAAATAGAATATGAGATGTCATACACACCAGTTGCTGCTACATTTGCTGAACCATCGGATGCAACGGATATAGATGTTTTTTGTTCTGATACAACCATAAGGATTAAAAGTGTACAACCACCACCAATGGCTTATTTAAGATTTAAGGCGACAGGAAACGCGGGTAATACAACTGGATCAACGATAACAATGTTTATGTTTAGTCAGGAGTAAAATTGAAGAAACTGATAACTTTTATAATTATATTATTTATAAGTACTTGTGCCTTTGGTGAATGGGAAAGTTCTGGAAGATGGGATAGTGGAAGTTCTGAAGAAACTACAACGTCTACTGGTGCATCTGCACATACTGACCTTACAGACATGCCTTCTGGTTCTAATGCGGACCATGATGGAAGGTATTATACAGAAACAGAGTTAGGATTAACTACTTCTGGTTCGGCAGGTTGCAGTCTTATAGGTATACCCATCATAGCAGGGGCTACATATACTGAACAATGTGAATTTAATAACGCTTTTGGAAGTGCAGGTAGACATACAGGTGGAACACTAACTCATACTATAGGAACATCTACAGTAGTAGTATCTGCTGGTACAGGTTTCATAAAGAAAACTGACGAAGATGATGTAGAACTTTTATCATTTGATTGGGTAGAAGATTCAGTTACTATTGCAGATGATGTTACTTATATAGGTATTGAATATTATGATGGTGGTTCAAGAGTTAAAACATCTACATCTATATATGATTTTGATTTAGATACTCAATTTATATTAGGTACAATCTATAGAGAATTAGTAAATAGTGGCTATATTTATTGTGCTATGAATACTCCGTGGTGGGTAACTGATGGTACTACTAATATTATAGAGCGTATATATGCTCAAGGTAAGGTATTTCGTGATAAGTCAGTAGGTGGTATGCTTATGTCTAATCCAACTACTACTAAACTTGCTATAACTGCAGGTAAGATTTGGGCATTGCTTTCAGAATTTACTATGACTGCTATAGATACTTCAGTTCCTACAGGTTCATTTTATTATTTATGGTATCATTCAACAGATGGTTGGCAGTTAGATTCAACGGCTACAGATTATTCAGTTCTTCAATGGAATGATATTACACAGACAACATTACAAGACCTTGACAATAATAAGTTTGCTAATATATGGGTATATGCTTGTCCGGGAATAGATAAATTTGTATTGATATATCCACAAGCTTATTACAATACATCAGCTACAGCAGAAGCAGAAGCACCACCCACAATGATACCTACCATCTTAGTAGAAGAAGGTCTATTGCTTGGCAGACTTATAATTAAAAAAGGTGTTGACTCTCCTGTCCAGATAGATAGTGCGTTCACTCAGACATTTACAGCATCACAAGCAACAGACCACGGCAATTTAGCAGGACTTGGTGATGATGATCATATACAATATCTACCAGTCTCAGGAATAAGACCTTTAACAGGTAATTGGGATGCAGGAGATTTTGACATAACAACTCAGAATATAACATATGATGGACTTCTAACAGATGGTGTTACTCGTATCACAGGTGGTGCTATAACAGGCGCTACAAGTGCTACTATTACAACAATTAGTGACGGTACAGCTACTCTTACAGGTGGTGCATTGACAGCTTTAGAAAGCATACATATGTTAGATAGTAAACCTATCTATCAAGGTACTGGTGATGATTAT